CATGTTCACGCAGCTCGAGTACCAGCTGCAGTTCGTGGTCTCGCTGTCGGACAACACGGTCCAGTCGTTCGCTGAAATCACCTCCGCGGTCACCAACATGTCCGCCGCGCTGGGCGTCGGCCCGGTCAAGGCAGCTGAAGGCATGCGCGTGCTTGCCCAGACCGGCCTGGATGTCAAGCAGGCTCTCGCCGTACTACCCGAGGTCATGCGACTTGCCACGGTCGGCGAGCTGTCGATGGACGACGCTTCCCGCGCACTGGTCGGCACGATGAACGCCTTTGGGCAGACCATTGGCGATGTCGGTCACATTGCCGACGTTATGGCCAAGGCCGGCGCGATCTCCCAAACGTCCGTGCAAGCCATGACGGAATCCTTCCGCACGGCATCAACGGTGGCGGACGAGTTCGGCCTGTCCGTGGAAGAAGCCGGCGTAGGCCTGGTGCTACTTGCCAAGCGCAATATCGTGGGTCAGGCAGCTGGTACGTCGCTCATGAACATGATGACGACGCTGACCGCGCCGACCAAGCACGCCACCCAGCTGATGCAGAAGCTCGGGTTCTCGGCGTACGACTCCGCAGGACAGATCAAGCCACTGCTGCAGATCGTCGGCGAGCTGCGCACCAAGCTCAGTGATTACGACAAGGAAACCCAAGTCGGGATCATGCGGGCGATCACGAACAACCGGGGCTGGAAAGAACTCTCGGCGATGATCAACGAGAGTGACACCGAGCTGAATAGGCTGCTGGGCACGCTGCAAGGTGCCAACGGCTTCACCCTCAAAGTGTTCAACGAGTTGCTCGAGTCAACGTCGGGCCAGTTCAACCTGCTCAAGGCGCAGATGGAAGCCACGTTCGCAGAGGCGGGCGGCGCCGGGCAAGAGCAGATGATCCAGGCGATGCGGACATTGCGCGAAGTCCTGGCGGATCCGGCGGTACAGAAGGGACTTGCCGACCTGGTTGCGGGTACTGCAAACCTGGCTGTGCAGGGCGCGTCGTTCATTGCTACCACGGTTCAGGAAGCTGAAGCGATCGGAGAGCTGGCAGGTAAGGCGGGAAATGCCTTTGACCGCATGATCGAGCTTGCTCCGGCCATGCGTGCCCTGCCGTTTGTCAACATGATTGTCAACATGCGGGAGGCGAACCGCCAGCAGCAGATTCACAACACGCTGGTGGACCAGCAGACCCAGAAGTTCATCGCGGGCGCAGCCAATTCGGCTGAGTACATCAAGCGCCTGCAGGACGAGACTGCGCAGCTGAAGATCAAGACCGACGCCATCTACGCAGGCGTTACCGCGCAGGACATGGCGGACTCTGTTGCGTCCTCCAAGCGCCGGTCATCTCGCCAGCAGATGCTAGACGACATCGAGAAAGAACGGAAGGCTATCGAAACGGCAGGTCCTGGCTCCGGCCGCGAGCGGACGACCGCGGCGAAGGATCAAGAAGACTTGAAGGCACTGAACGCGCGACGCGACGCTCTGGTTCAGCAAGACAAGGACGAGACCAAGGCTGAAACGCTGTATGCGGCGCACCGGGCGGCCAATGCCGCGGCTACCAAGGCGAAGGCTCAAGCTGAGCGCGCAGCTCTGGAAGGTTCCGGGGGTCTGAAGCAAGGCACCAAGCACATCGACGTGCACGCCCTCAACGGCGGCGCCGAAGCCGATCGGCTGGCCAAGTCGCAAGCTACCGACGCACTTGCCGAGTTCCGCAATGCCGAGAAGCTGGCCAAGGAGCAGGAGCGCCACGCGCTGCAGCTGTTGCAGATCAAGCGGGACGCCCGCGAGATCTCGAACAAAGACTTCCTTGCCCAGAGTGAAGCTGTGCGCCTGCAGAAGAATGCTGCTGTCGATGAGGCAGCTGCCGCTGCGCAGAAGCGTGTCGATGCTTTGAAGGGTGAGAAGGCTTCTACCCAGCAGCAACTGGACACGGCGAAGAAAGCAATCGTCGAAGAGCGCGCCTTCCAAGCGGTTACGAGTGCCAACAAGGTCAAGGAAGATAGCGCCAAGCTGGACGCTGAGATTTCGAAGGAGTTGGAGAAGCAGCGGGACCTGCGAGGCAAGATGTTGATCGGCGACCAGTTCAACCTACGGACGGCCGTTGCGCGCCTGAGTGCGCAGCAGAAGTCGGCAGTGGAGCAGGCCGGCGAGGAAGCATCCCTACAAGTCCAGCAGCGCTACCTCTCCGAGATCGAGCGGCTGGAGTACCGCATCCTGGAGCTGCAGAAGGACGGTCAGGACATCGACCCGGAGAAGGTCAGGGGTCTGCAGGAAGAGCTGCGCCTGCTTCGCCAGCAGCGCGATATTCGGGCTGGGGTCGCACGCATCCAGGCCGAGGGAGAGGTTCGCTACCGTCGCAGCGCCGGGTTCGGGATCAGCGAAGCCCTGCGCAAATACGAGGATGAAGCAACCAACACCGCGGCGCAGATCGAGCGGGTCATGACAGGCGCGTTCAAGGGAATGGAAGATGCCCTTGTCAACTTCGTTATGACGGGCAAGTTCGAGTTCAAGGACTTTGCCCGCTCGGTCATTGCCGACATGGCGCGTATGAGTGTCCAAGCCTCCATGAACCCGATTCTCAAGGGGGTCATCGGCATGGCCACCACACTGCTTACGAAAGCCTTCACGCCAGGCGCTCCGGTGTCCGACATCATCCTGCCGATTCCCAAGATGCACACGGGCGGGATTGTGGGTGATAGCCGTGCGATGAGCTACTTCCCGACCAGCGTGTTTGCAGATGCGCCCCGATTCCACGGCGGCGGCATCGCCGGCAACGAGGTGCCCATCATCGCCCAGAAGGGTGAAGGCGTATTCACCCAGGGCCAGATGAAGGCGATGGGCGGTAGCAACGTGGTGGTCAACGTGACCGTCAATAGCGACGGTACTTCGAAGACGGACGCGCAGGCCGGCTTCGCCGACAGCCTTGCGCGCAACGTCAAGTCCGTGGTGCTGCAGACGATCGCTGAAGAGAAGCGCTCGGGCGGCTCGCTGGCGGGAGTCCGGTAATGGGAACTTTCACCTGGAATATCGACTACGGCGCTTCCCAGGAGGAAGAGCCGCGGGTGCGCCGCGCCCAGTTCGGCGACGGCTACTCCCAGCGCGTGACAGACGGGCTGAACGACAACATGCCCAAGTGGTCGGTTCGGGTTGTGTCCAGCCCGGTGACAGTGGAAGCGGCCCGCGCCTTCCTTGCCGCGCAGAAGGGGGTCACCGCATTCGACTGGACGCCGCCGAACGGAACCTCGGGCAAGTACATCTGCTCCCGCTGGTCGCGCACGATCGACGACTACGGCACCGCGACCTTGTCCGCCACCTTCGAGATGGTGCCTGAGTAATGGCCGGCGTCGGCTCGGACATCCAGAAGCTGGCGCCCAGTGCGCTGATCGAACTTTACACGCTCGATCTGACACCGCTAGGCGGCCTGCTGTACCGATTCCACGCGAATACGAACGAGCTGAAGCAGAGCGTCGTGTGGCAGGGTTACACCTACACCCCCTTTCCCATCAAGGCAACCGGCTTCGACGTGAGCGGTAAGGGGATCTTGCCTCGGCCGAAGCTGGTTGGCGCCAACGTGGCGGGCGCGCTATCGGCGCTGTGTGTTGCCTATGACGACATGGTAGGCGCGAAGCTCACGCGCAAGCGCACCTTCTCCCGCTACCTCGACGCTGTGAATTTCACAGGCGGCGTGAACGCAATAGCGGACTCCACCGCGGCGTTCCCCGACGACGTCTTCTACGTCGAGCAGAAGGTGAAAGAGGACAACGTCTCGATCGAGTGGGAGCTCGCTTCCGTCCTCGACTTCGAAGGCGTGCAGCTGCCCCGCCGCCAGATCATCGCCAACACCTGCGCCTGGCAGTACCGAAGCGCGGAGTGCTCTTACGCAGGATCGAACTACTTCACCTCGTCCGATGCGCCGACTGCCAACCCCCTGCTCGATGTGTGCAGCAAGCGGCTGGCCGGGTGCCAGGCCCGCTTCGGCACGAACGGCGTGCTGCCCTACGGCGGATTCCCTGGAGCGCTGAGGTACTGATGATGGAAACCGTTGTCGACCTGGAGCTGAAGCACGCGGAGGAAGACTTCCCGAACGAAGCCTGCGGCGTGATCATCGCGGTGGGCAAGAAGCCG